CTTATAATTAAATCCTGATTTGGGTGCATCTGCTTCTGCTTGATTTATTATTGCATCGTTTATTTCTTTTTCTTTGTTAAATGAACTCATGTAACTTGCAAGAGATCCTGTGTCTTTTGCATCACCTAATATATCTTTAAATTCTTGTGAATCTACTAGGGTTTTCATTTTTAATCTTAATAGGTGTGGCCACCAAGTTTGTGAAAATCCTTCTGCCGCTCTGTTTACATCTTCTACAACATAAAATCTTTTTAATGCAATTGGTATATTTTTATCTAAAGAAAAATCATCTTTCATGTGAGGGAATTCTATAACATCACCACTCATTGGTTTTCTACCTAATCTTTCAACTGTATCATTTAAATGAACTGTTAAAAATAACGTATCGTTCTGTAAGAACATTCCAAACTGAGACAAATTAAAATCAGCATCTTGTACATTATAAATTCCTCTAATTGTGTAAACATCAGGAGAATATTTTCTATCTCTGTTTTCTAAAAATAATAAATCTTGTATTGTTAATTCGTTAATTTCGCTACCAGCATAATTAGGTTGAGTAGGGGAAGCATTTCCGTCTTTTTGCAGTTCTCCCTGGTCATACGGTCCTAAATACTTGTGAATATTTAGGTCAGTTCCGCCGACCTGAAACATCTCATTTATGTTACGATCGTGAAATTTGTAATCGTTTCCTTTTTCTGGTTTGAATAAAGATAATCTTGGCATATCACACATATTTATTGAAAGCGAACCATGTGGTAAATATGTATATGTCAGAATTACAAACAGGTCAACAAGAGATATTTGATTACGTTAAAAACAGCCTTGGTGAAGGTATGATTGACGTTGAATTGGATCCTAAACATTATCAAACTGCTTTAGAAAGAGCAATAAACAGATACAGACAAAGATCATCAAATGCTGTTGAAGAATCGTATGCTTTTTTAACACTAAAGAAAAACGAAAACACTTACATTTTACCAGATGAAGTAATTAACGTAAGAAAGTTATTTAGAAGAACAGTAGGTTCAAGAACTGAAGGCGGAGAAGGTGGAACATTGTTTGAACCATTTAACCTTGCATACACAAATACGTATTTGTTAAGAGCAGGAGCAACAGGCGGACTTGCTACATATTTTGCTTTTGCATCATACCAGGAATTAGTGGGAAAATTGTTTGGAAGTTTCATACAATTCCATTGGGACGTAGCAACTAAAAAACTTACAATAACACAAAGACCAAGAGCAGACAACGAAACTATACTAATGCACACTGACAACTATAGACCAGACATAACATTGTTCAAAGATATCTATTCTAAACCATGGATCAGAGACTATACTTTGGCAGTTGCAAAAACTATGTTAGGTGAAGCAAGAGGAAAATTTAGTACTATTGCTGGACCACAAGGTGGCACAACACTTAACGGAGAAGCCTTAAAAGCAGAAGGCCTAGCAATGATGGAAAAACTTGATGCAGAGATTAACGAATTTGCAGATGGCGGGACACCACATAGTTTTGTTATAGGTTAATTCCATATTAATCTTTTTTAAATACTAACACTATGCCTAAAGTAAGTGTAAATGTAGATTCAGGAGACGAACGTTGTAGACGTTACAGCGATCTAAGACCTGATGAATTAGAACACATGGTAAAGCATTTGGAAAATGATGCCAAAAGAGCCAAAAGTGATCCACACCTAAGAAGACAAGTTTTAGGTGCTGTCCAAGAAGCAAAAGAAGAGATTGCAAAAAGAATAAAAAGATAGTATACTCTACAAATGCTTATAGGTATTTGTGGTTTAATAGGTTCGGGTAAAGGCACAGTTGCGGACATACTCGTAGAAAAACACGGATATCAAAAAGACAGTTTTGCCAAAAGTTTAAAAGATGCAGTAAGTTCCATGTTCAATTGGGATAGGAAAATGCTTGAAGGCGATACTAAAGAAAGCAGAGAGTGGCGGGAAAAACCAGATGTTTTTTGGAGCAAACGTTTTGGCAAAGAAGTAACTCCTCGATGGGTACTACAATACTTTGGCACAGAAGTTATGCGTCAAGGAATGCATGATGCTATATGGGTTGATAGTTGTTTAGGTCGATATAAAGGTCAAAATACTGTCATTGCAGACACAAGATTTCCTAACGAAGTAAAACGTATAAAAGAAAACGGTGGAGTAATCTTACTAGTAAAAAGATTTAAAGATCCGGATTGGTTTACAAGTTATGTTGAAGGAAACGTAGAACCTAAAGGTATACATTCATCAGAATATATGTGGGCAAAATCAGAGTTTGATTATACTATCGAAAATAACGGAAGTTTAGAAAATCTAAATGTTAGAGTAGATGATATTATCCGTCAACTTCAAGATCTCCCACCGACCAACGAAGCCGCTTAACACTGGCTAATCGCTGGCAATTAGCACAAACAGTTTTTAAATTAGTATCTACAGCATTGTTTTTATTGCCGTCTATAAACAACACATCTAACTGAATTTGCTCACGTGCTTTAAATCCACACAATTCGCACTTGGATTTTTTGCTATATCCAGAACGTTGCAACGGTGTAATACCGCCTATTTTGAGATTTTTCTTTTTCCGTAAACAAGCATCACAATGCCTACGCCAATATATCTTGGTACCTTTACGATACCCCATGGCTCTTGGATTTGTTTTACATTGTACGCACAGTGGCCTTAATTCAGCATTCATGTTAGTATTTAAGTCACCTATATAGGTACCAAAAAAGCATTTATTTTGCCGTAAAATACTTAATGACCGCTAAATAGTATTAACATATTAAAAGAGAACAAATAATTTGTTTAATTGCAAGGAGACAAAATATTATGGCAACACTAACTAGTCCAGGAGTAGCAGTAAGCGTCATAGACGAGAGTTTTTACGTACCAGCAGATGCAGGTACTACACCTTTATTCATAGTTGCTTCAGCACAGGATAAAACATCAGGTTCAGGAAGTGCGACAGCATCAGGAACACAAACTACAAACGCAAACAATGTATATCTAATTACATCACAAAGAGAATTAACAGAGACTTTTGGAGATCCAAAATTCTACACAGATGCATCAGGAAATTCACTAAATGGTTACGAACTAAATGAGTACGGTTTACAAGCGGCATACTCATTCTTAGGAATTGCCAACAGAGCATATGTGTTAAGAGCAAACATTGATCTAAACGATTTAATGGGAAGTTCTTCTGCACCAACTTCAAACCCAACAGATGGAACTTATTGGTTCGACCTTGCATCATCATCTTTTGGTATATTTGAATGGTCAGCAACTAACCAAAAATTTATAACAGTAACTCCAACGTTGATTACAAAACTTACTGACCTAGTAGGTGATGTGGCAACTGGAGCACCAAAACCTCATATTGGAACAATTGGTGATTACGCAATCAACACAACACACAATTCAAACAAGATCTACTACAAAAACGATAGTGGAACTTGGAGACACGTTGGATCTACTGGTTGGCATACATCACACGCAACAATTACTTCAACTGTAAGCAATGGTACAATTACATCAGGACATTCAATTACAATTAACGGTTCAAACGTATCATCTAGTTCAACTACATTTGCTAACATGGCGGCACAAATTAATGCGGCGTCAATACCAGGTGTTACAGCGGCAGTTGATGCAACAACAGGTTACTTGGAAATATTCTCAGATGGAACTTCAAAATCAAATGGTTCTGTTTTAGATGGCAAAATTACTATTGCTAACAACTCAGGAACACTTTTAACTGATATCGGTTTAACAGCAGGAACATCTGCAAGTCCAGAGTTTTTACAAGCACCACACACATCAAGACCAGAGTGGAAATCAGCAGACACAACTCCAAGACCTAATGGATCTGTTTGGTTTAAATCAACTTCACCTAACTCAGGTGCAGATATGAAAGTTAAACTTTACAGTTCATCATCAGCGGCATATTCAAGTGTTGCGGCACCGTTGTATGCAACTAACCATTCAGCACTTGCTAATTTAGATCCATCAACAGGTGGAACTGCAATTAAGGCTGGAACGTTATACGCACAATACAATGTTACTGAAGAATCAGGATTCGACAGTTTACCTAACGTTGCTGATTTTACATTCATGAGATACGAAGGTGGAAAAACAGAAGTACAATCAAAACTTACACACAGAACTGGATTACAAGGAACATTCACAATCCAAGAATCTACAAAAGGTTCAGAAACTTTATCAAGTGCGGTAACTGTTACAGTTACTAACTTGGACGGTTCTACAATCGCAGACCAAAACGACTTTGTTGCGGCAGTTAACTCAGCAGGTTTAACAAACGTAAGTGCAGAAGTTGTAGCATCAGGACAATATGCAGGTGCTATTAAATTTACTCACTCACTAGGTGGTGATTTTAGAATGGTTGATACACAAGGAACTCCACTTGCAACAGCAGGTTTCAGTTCAGCAACAGCACACAGTTACGGAACGTATACAGCAAACTCAACTTCATTGATTGATAACTTATACGATGCACCAACTGGTGAAGCATTAGACTCATCGGCTAACAATGCAGTTGTTGGATCTAACTTTAGAAGATTATCATACACAGCGTCATCTAGCCAACCTTCAAATGAAGCAGTAGCAGGTACTTTATGGTACAACACAAACTTAGATGCAGACATCATGGTACACAACGGAACAACTTGGAAAGGTTACGCAGAAGTTTATTCTACAACTGATCCAAATGGTCCACAATTTTCAGCAGTTGAACCAACTAAACAATCAGATGGTACAGCACTTGTAAATGATGACTTATGGATTGATACTTCAGACTTAGAAAACTATCCAAGACTTTACAGATGGAACACATCTGCAACAATTACTAATTCAACTTCGGGTGTAGCAGTAACTACTACTGGACCTGCTTTTGAATTGGTTGATAATACAGACCAAACAACTGAAAACGGTATTGTTTTTGCAGACGCTAGATATCATACTGCGGCTAACAGAACAGATAGCACATCAGCAGGCGGTGTTGGTACAGCAAGTTCAATTAAAGATCTTTTAAGTGATTCTTTCTTAGATCCAGATGCACCAAATCCTAAATTATATCCTAAATCAATGTTGTTATGGAACACAAGACGTTCAGGTTACAATGTTAAAGAATACAAAAACAGTTACATTACAACTGCGGCGTATCCAGGTTCAGGATCAACTGGATTAGGTAACATCAGATACAGTAACGAATCAGTTTCTACATACCACCCGGACAGATGGGTTTCTAAAAACTCAATCAACGCAGACGGTTCAGGTTGTTTTGGAAGAAAAGCACAAAGAAAAGTTATTACAGCACAAGTTAAATCAACAATTGATACTAACCAAGCAATTAGAGAAGACCAAAGAGGATTCAACGTTATGGCTT